GCCTTGGTTTGCACCTGCTGGATTTAACCGTGGTGGGCTTGCTCCTCTCGGTGGTGTCGGTGGTGCTAACGTTGTTGGAACTCTTGAGCATTTAAGCAAAGCAGATCGCGATGATCTTTACAATGTTAACATTAACCCAATCGCACGATTCCCTGCAACAGGTGACACTGTTATCTTCGGTCAGAAAACTCTTCAACCGACTGACACTGCACTTGATCGCATCAACGTTCGTCGAATGATGATCTACTTGAAAAAGCGCATTGGTGCAATCTCCGATCAATTCTTGTTTGAACAAGGTGTTAAGTCAACTTATGATAGTTTTAAAGCTAAGATCAATCCAATTCTATTGCAAGTCAAGAATGAATTCGGGATTACGGACTACAAAGTTGTTCTCGATGAGAGCACAACAACACCAGACTTGCAAGACCGCAACATCATGTATGCTAAAGTGTTCGTGAAGCCTGCGAAAGCAATCGAATACGTCGTAATCGACTTTGTCGTCACTCAAACTGGCGTTGAATTTTAATAGACACTAATTACAGATAAATAGGAGAATTTAGATTATGTCATTTTGGACCGAAAACACAACAGAACCGAAAAGAAACTTTCGATGGAGAGTTACCATGGATAATATTAGTAACTATCAAGGCGTTACTGGTAAGGCAGTTTGGTGGGCAAAAACAGTTGACACTCCAAGCTACACAGTTACAGACGTTACTCATTCGTTTTTCGATAACGAATACAAGTTTCCAGGCCGTGTGCAATGGCAGGATGTGAACATGACATTGGTTGATCCAATTTCACCAAATGCTGTTTTCATTACTAACCAAATAATTTTAGATTCTGGTTATTCTGTGAAAAGTCTTGATCAATTCAATGGTTCGGCTCCGAGAACAGGGGCATTTGGCCCAACTTCGATCACCAAATCTGGCGCTAACGCAGCAGTGGGTGTCGTCACAATCGATATCTTTGCTGGTAACGGAAGTGTTGTTGAGTCGTGGCAAATGAACAATCCGTTCATTACATCAGTTAAGTTCTCATCTCTTGACTACACAAACGACGACATGAGAACAATCGACTTGACTTGGAAATACGATTGGGCAATTTGTGACAGTGCAGATGGTGAAAACAACTCCATTGGCACTCAATTTGAACCCGGTAAGTAACGAGGAGGCTTAAATGTCCTTCTGGACTGAAAATAGTCTTGAACCAAGAAGATCCTATCGCTTCCGAATCAAAGGAGGAAGCATAGGTCTTGGTAAAGATACTAGTGGAATTTGGTGGAATGCAAAGAAGGTCGACAAGCCCTCTTTCACTATCAACTCAAACAAGTATCGATTGCTCAATCATCAAATTAACATTCCAGGCATTGTGTCGTGGAATCCTATAACAATTGAACTTGCAGATGTTGGAAAAACGATTAACACAATCCTTGGTGAACTCGGGGAGATTGGTGGATATAATCCAACTGATGTCTCAAAAGATAAAGGCGTAACAAAATCTTATGATAATGGAATCCTAAAGTCTTTCTTTATCGAACAACTGAATGGTAATGGGGAAGTCATCGAGAAGTGGTCCCTAGAAGGAGCATTTGTTTCAGATGTGAAACTTAGCTCTCTAGACTACAGCTTAGATGAAATCACTTCGATTACATTAACATTGACTTACGACTACGCAAAATTAGAATAAACACGGAGAAATAATGAGTAGAAACTCAGATCGGCTTGGAATGAACAACAAGCCAGAAACCGGCGAAGCACCGCCACAAATGTTCAACCCATTGAGCTTTACTGCTCCAACAGAATTTGTCACCTTGCCATCAAAAGGTGTGGGATATAAAAAAGGTCATCCACTTCATGGAGTCGACTCACTTGAGATAAGATACATGACAGCAAAAGATGAAGACATCCTTTCAAATCAATCTTTGATCAAAAAAGGTGTTGCCCTTGAGAGACTTATGGAAAACATCATTCTCGACGACGAGATTGACCCTCTAACGCTTCTTATTGCAGATCGCAATGCAATCCTTATCCAAGCTCGTGGAACGGCTTACGGCTTTGATTACGAAGGACGTGTTAAGTGTCCAAAGTGTGACACATCAAACTTAATGATGTTCGATCTTAGAGATCCAAAAATCACAGGTGGAATTCAACCAGATCAAGACATCGTCAAACTATCTGATGATGGAGTGTTTACTACAAAACTTCCGTTCTCAAAGTTCAACATCAACTTTCGACTCGCAAATGGAATCGAAGAATCAAAGATTGCTCAAGTCCTAATCAATGATGGTAAGGAATTTTCCATATCCGGTCAATATAAGGAGATGATCTTATCAATTGAAGGACACAGCGACAAAGAGATCATCAATCAGTTTGTTGACAACATGCCAGTTGCAGATTCTGTTCACTTTAAAATGTGCCTCAAGCATGCGACACCATCGGTTGATATCTCCGAGACTCTCGTTTGCAAAAATTGTTCTCACGAACAGGAGGTTCAGGTTCCATTCGGGACCGACTTTTTTTGGCCTAACTCCTAAAGCAATGGAAGGTATCTATGAGGGATTCTTTATTCTGAAGCATTTCGGAGGATGGTCTCTCACAGAAATCCACTCACTACCCATTGGTTTGAGAACTTGGTTCATCGAAAGATTGAAGAAACAGTTCGAAGACGAAGCTAAAGAGATGAAGAAGGCCCAGAAGCGATAAACACGCTCTGGGTTTTGTTTCATGAACTATTTAGTTCATAACACGAGGGATTGCATATGGCTGATGATGGAAACATGTCGATAGAAGATTTAATTAAAGCTATTAAAACAATGGACAAAGATGATCAAAACAAGATCAAAAGCAAGATTGGAGACAAAGACTCCAGTCAAGCTAAAGAAGACCTCAGTGGATACAATGCTAATCAGATTAAGGCTCTAGCTAAACAAAATCAACTACTAGCTGAAACTGCGGAGTTGCTTGGAGACACTGCCACCGCAGCAGAACAACGAGTCAAACAATCCGAGCGAGAAATAGAAGCTATAATTCAAAAACTTGAGCTCAACGAAAATGTTGCAAAACAAGTCAAAGAAATGATGGAAGATTATAGAAAGTTTGGAGAACTTGAAGAGGGCGCACTATCGACTCTTAACTCTATGAACCCAGAACTTCAAGAGCAAATTAAACTCCATCAAGAAAGAGTAGATTTGGAAGAAGGCTTAAATTTAATTAGAAAAGATGGGATTCCTCTAATAGAAAAAGCAGGAAAACTAGTTGGTCTTCAAGCAAAATATAGCAATTCAGCTTTTGGACAAACAGCTTCATTGATGAAAACTCTTTCAGCTGGTGGAGTAGAATCAAAAAGAGCCATGAAGGCTCTTAAGAAAACATTTCTTGACACCTTTAGTGTTCAAAACATCGCTCTAAACATTTTCAATGCCTTAAAAAAGAATTCGATAGCAATGTTAAAAAACTTTGACTCTGCCTCAGCAGCACTAGCAAAGACAACAGGCCAAGGACGGAAGTTCCAAGCAACACTGTATGATGTTGCTCGCGAAGGAAACCAGTTTGGAATCTCCATGGATAATGCTCAAGCAGCAATTGGCACATTGGTCGACCAAACATCGAATTTTACCAACTTGTCAAAAGCAACGGCTCAAAACATTGCCCTAACCGTAGCGCAAATGGAAAAGCTTGGCGTTTCCACAGCCGACTCAGCTAAAATCTTTCAAAATTTCAATCAAGGATTGGGAATCAGTGCTGAAGAATCTGCAAAAATGCAAGTTGAGTTGGCGATGGCTGGAACCTCAATCGGTATTAGCTCCGCTAAGATCACAAAAGATTTCAATGCATCACTTTCAACTTTAATGGTTTATGGGCGAGAGTCTCTAGACGTATTCAAAGGACTTGCAGCTGCTGCAAAAGCTGCTGGAGTAGAGACATCAACGCTTCTAGGAATTGCAAGCAAATTTGATACATTTGCGGGTGCTGCAGAAGGTGTTGGAAAACTAAATGCTCTTCTTGGAACTCAATTATCAACAACTGAAATGTTGATGGCTACGGAAGATGAACGAATTAAGATGCTCGTTGAATCTGTCCAAGCAGGTGGCGTAGCGTTTAAAGATATGGATCGCTTCCAACAAAAAGCAATTGCAAGTGCAGCTGGAATTACAGACATGGCCGAAGCAAATCGAATCTTTGGAATGTCTCTCGAAGCTTATGAAGAAAATGAGAGAAAGCTGAAAGCATCTGCTGATGCGCAAAAGAAAATGGAAGAAGCATTGGCGCCAACAGTTAAACTGATGGACACAATGAAGATTCTTGGACAAGAAATGGTTGTTGCTCTAAAGCCAGTAATAGAAAAATTACAGGAAATGGCTGACTTTGCTCGCGAAACATTTGGAGACATGGAAACAGAAACCAAAGAATTGTGGGCAACGGTTGGATTGCTGGTGTCAGGTTTGATTCTATTGGCTCCAATCTTTGCTTCTGGCGGGATGCTCCTTACGGGACTTGCCACAACCGTAGGAACCCTTGGAATGATGGCGGGAGCATCTACCGCGACCGCTGGTGGAATCACGGCGACAGGAACTGCCGCAGCTGCTGCAACGCCTGCTCTAGCTGCATTATCAGTGCCTCTGGCTGCTGTTTCTGCTGAGGTAGTTGGTATTGTTGGATCTATTGCATTGGCTATTGGAGCAGTAGCGCTTCTCGCCATTGCCGTAGTCGCTGCGGTTGGTGTCGTTGTTTATGCTTTCAAGGTCTTCTTTGACTTTGTCCTAGAGGGGTTTGCCTTAGTTAACCAAGGGTTCTCTCTTATGTTCTCAACAAGCGAAGCAGAAGTTGAAATGGAAGGATTTAAAGCTAGATCCATGGAGGCAATGGCGGATGTCGCAATGTCAATGGGGACGGATGATTCAGTTGTCGAGAGAACAGCAGCCATGGTTGCTGAAATTAATAAGTTGGGTCAAGACGTAAAAGTAAGCTCCACAATTGAGAACTTGGCCCTACTTACTGCAGGGACAGCAACTTCAATAACTGGTAAGAAAGTTAGCGCTAGTACAACCAATGTAACAGCAAAAGTTCAAAACTTCTTTGAGGGAATGCAAATGACTCTCAGTGTCGACGGTGAAGAATTCAAAGGATATGTGGAAAACATATCTGAGAAAGTTGCTGGGGAAGTAGCCGGCGGAGAGAGGGTGGTTTAAAATGAGTTTTATTAAACAATACACAAACGGCAAAAAAGCTGTTTTAAAAATTTCATCAGCACAAGGTGATTTGAGCGCAGAGTTTCCAGCGTTTCTCACAACATTTACAAATAGCTTTTCTTCAAATTGGAGCGAAGAGCAAGTCTATGGTCGTCAAGATCCAATCGGAACATTTCAATCCACAAAGAGAAAAATAAATGTTGGTTTCGACATTGTTGCCGGTGACGCAAATCAAGCCAAACAAAACATGGAAATGATCAATGTTGTTTCTAGGATGCTCTACCCTTCCTACGCAAGTGCTAACAAAAATGCATTAGTGCTATCGAAGGTCCCACTAGTAACAATTCAGTTTGGAAACCTTCTTCAGGAAGATGGAGGTCCACTATTGGGCTGGATAGGAAGTTGGTCTGCCAATCCCGTCTTGGATATGGGAATGTTTACACCCTCTGTAGGGATGTTTTTTCCAAAAGTCTACAATGCTAGCATTGACTTTACACCGCAACATAAGCAAGATTTGGCTTTTAATAGTAGTGCCGGTGGTAATCCTACGAAGTTTCCATATGATGGAGGATAATCATGTCAAGATATAATTCTAGAAGAAAAGGAACTAACCGAAACGAAAAATGGGAAAAAACCTTTGAAGATAGAGGAGTCAAAGAGATTCAACAGTACACAACTCCGAGATTTAAGAAAGTAACAGAGAAGCAGTTACAAAGAATTGTTACAAAAGATTATATTTGGAGACAAGGAGATAGGATGTGGAGATTGGCATCGAGAGAATTTGGAGATCCACGATTATGGTGGGTCATTGCAAGAATGAATAATAAACCAACAGACGCATTGTTTGAAACAGGGGAGATTATCAAGATCCCAACAGATGTGACGATTGCATTGGAGGTTTTCGGTGCCTAACTATGATGAAACAATTAAAAAACTAGATCTATGGATTGAAAAGTTTAAACCAGGCGCTGTTGTTGGGTTTTGGAGTGGGGCATTTATCGCCGGTAGTGCTCTCGTTGGTGGTGCTGTCGTTGGCTTTGGGAGTGGAGTGGTTACTGGGGGATTGGCTGCTCTTCCAGGGGTTGCAGTCGGTGCAGGTAAAGGTGCAGCCTTGG